GGGATAGCCGTTGATTTCGTTGTCTTCCCAAAGCGCGATGTTCGTCACGTTCGTGCCGCCGCCAGTCAAGAACTTGGCCGCGCTCTTGAGCGTGCCTTTCGCCGTCGGCGTGGTCACATAGGCGCGGTTGCCGCCCTGCGAGTTGGCCGCGTTGATAGCAGTTTCAAACGCAACGAGCTTGGCGTAGGTAGCAGCCGCACCAAACGTAACCGAGCCAACGCCGGGAGTGTTGATGATGCCTTGCGGCTCGCTGGCCGCGCCAGAACCGTTGAAGCCGAGATAATCCAACTTGATGGCATTGACGGTCATCAAATCGTCGCGCATGAAGTTTTCAATCGCAATCGCGGATTGAATCAAAAGCTGTTTCGAGTAGATGCCAACCGCCGAAACGCGTTTCGGCGTGAGCGAGATTTGGTCAATCGTCTGATTGCTGACAGCCGCTTGCGCGATTTCAGAAAGACTGTAAGCCGTAGCCGCGCCGGTCTGACGCGGAATCGACACGTTGCCAGTCAATCCACCCATGACGCGGATGCCGAGCGTCGAAAGCACCATCTTGTTGCGGAGCAATTCAATGGGAGTCGGCTCAAGCAAGGTCGGCACAAATGCGCCACCTTGACCGAAAATGTTGACCTGCATATCGCGGCGGCCTTTTTCGGGGTCGCCTTTCTTGCCGACTGTGACATCGGTAGGAATCCAGAAAGACGAGCTGCGCTTGCCGTAACGTTTTTCGGCTTCCTGATTGTAATCAAATTCGGGGCAGTCCTTTTCAATCTTGCCGCTCTTGCTGTTCATGCAGGACTGGACGGCGCGAACAATCGAGTAATCTTCAACCTCGGCTTGGCTCATGCCAATGTGCGCTTCCGTGTGGTCGAGTTTGCGCGCGCCAAAGGCTTCCAGAGCCTTGCCGGAAAAGTCGCCAACCGTTTCGCCAGCTAAATCGCAGTCCGTCGCAATCTTGCGAATCGCTTCGGCCATCGTCGGCGTTTTTTGCGCAATCTTTTCAGCTGCGTCGTGAATAGCCTTGCGGCGAGCGCGGTCAGTGGTTAGTGCGGCATCGCCAAATTCTTTGCGTTGCGCCTCGGTGATTTCAATTTTTTCTGACATAATGATTTTGGTTGGTTCGGAAACTTTTGTTTCTACATTTACGGTAGAGTCAATTTCTGCGGCACGATTTATGCCCACAGTTGAGTCCGCAGCGCGGACAGTAAGAAGGGAAACTTCGTAGGGACTCCAAGCGAAGCGGCGAACTGGAATTTTATCTTCGCCAACGCTTTCAGAAACGATTGAAAGGCGAGTGTAGCCAACACTTACAGGTATTTTAGACCAGTCGGTTTTAACGCGGGTTTGCCAGTTTTCATCATAAAGTTTGATTTCTCCGCGCGTCTTTTTGTCGGCGTCAACTTTGACCGAATTATTTACAACATCGCCAATGTCTAGCTTCTCATTGTGGTCTTGCAGCGCGACTCCCTTGCGATTTATGAAGCCAAAGTTTGCATCTCCGGGCGCGTGAGACAAAACCTCCCAGTATTGGCCGGATGAATCCGAGCGCAAAACAGGAAGCTCGGAAGCGAATGAAAGTTTGATTGCGCCAGTGGCGACATCGGGGGTTTCAATTTCTGCGTTTCTAAAAAAAACTGTTTCCATTCTACCATTTAAGCGAAAGTCAATTTTTAAGTTTCGCCAGAGGACGCGGGTGAAGCTCCCTGCTCGGCAACTGCGCCCTTCGTAATTGTTGGTTGCGAGATTGGCGCGGGTTGAATGTTGTGCGTCTGCTCGGATAGCTGGTCTTCTTCGCGCGTCTCGTCAACTTCGTCAATGTTCCCGCCGCGCTCGGCAATTTTCTCTCGGCGAGTCGCAAAGCCAGCCTCAACTTCAAGGATGTCGGCTTGAACTTCTTTCATCGGCTCAACGCTCGCCCAGACGCGCGGTTGCCAGTTGACGCCTGAAAGAATTTTATCTTCTTTCGCCAGCGGCATTTTGATTTTGCCTTTCAACATCGCAAACGGAAGCCAGTCTTCAAACATCGGCTGCATCAACTGGTCAATGATGTGCTGCTGGTCGTATTGATACTGCGCGGTATCTTCCAGCCGTCCGGCCTTGAAGCTGGAATAGTTCACGCCCTCTAAATCATTGGCGACGGTGTTGTAAGCCAGCCCCGCTCCCGCCGCGCCTCCACGCAACATCCCTTTTACAAACGAACCATAGGCATCCATCGGATGTTTCGGGTCAATGTCGTGCCAGACTTCCCCAGGGTCGCCCATTTCAACCATGCCGGGGGACATTTCTTCAAGCGAATTTCCGCGCTGGTCAACTGGCCCGTCATATTCCGTTGGCAAAGTTTTGGAAACAAATCCGCCCTTGCAAGCCGCCACACGCGCGGCGACGGCTTCCGCCTCTTCGTATCGGTGAAGCGCATTTAATCGCGTAGCAATCGAGCAAAAATCCGGCATACCGACTAACTGATTTGCGCGGTCAATGTCAAAAATCATGTAGATGTCTTCGGCGGGAACGCGCGTCTGATAAATCTTGTCGGAATTGTTCGGCAGGACTTCGCCGGGATGCCGCGACAAAATCCAATAAGCAATCGGGCAATCAAATTCGTCGTATTCAATTCCGAATTTGATGTTATTTCCGTTCAATGGATTTTTACCAACATTCCAAAAGTTCAAAAAATCAATTTCCAACGGACGAACCGCAAAGCCAAAGGCGTTATTGAATCCGCGATACTTGCGAACCATGATTGCGCCATCGCGTTTCCACGCGCGAACCGCCAGCCGTTGCAAATTCACGCCTGACATATTCCGCATCACGGTGCAATTTTGCGGCTTCAAAAATTCTTTCCACGCATCTTGCACCATCTGATTTGCTTCCGTGTCGAATTGAAAGCGCGGCTTGTTGGAAACTTTAGCGTTCGGATTGGCGGGGTCGTTTGGTTGCGGTTTCAACGCGGGCGCAGGCTCGCGGATTTTCATTTGCAACTGAATCCCTTGATGGCCGATGACGTTGTTTTGAAACAAGCGCAACATCCGGCGCATATAATCGTCGTCGCGCTCTAATTGGCGAAGCCGTGAGCGCGTGGCGATTGCAGAAACTAAAATTTCGGCGTCGGCGGAAGAAATGGACACCGGCCAATCGCCGGTTAGCCGCGAAGTCATTGCGGACGCAAACATCCGCTTGCCATCGCTGCGAACGGACTTTCTTTCGTTCCATTCTAGCGGTTTTTCAATGGTTTTTACCGTGATAACCGTCTCTTTTGGGGTGTTTTCAAGCCCTTTTATGGGTGGTAAAACCGCGATTTCACCCGCTTTTCTAACGACTTTTTCACTCACAATTTCCGCCTCCAAACGGGAAAATCGGCGGTAAAGCACCAAATTGGCCTATGCTGGCTTGGTTCGGGTCGGTAAAAACCGTGTAGCGGTTGCGCCCGTTGCTCCTGCCCATCTTGGAATTTTCTTTCTTCACTTCGTTTTGGCGGATTTGTTTCCAATAATTGTATTCGTCGCGCAAATCTTTTGGCGAAAGTCTTTTGATGCGCGTCCCCTCGACTTCGCTTTCCAAAATGTCGTGAGTTGCTTTACCAAGCTGGACGGCTTCTATTAGCTGAATCATCTTTTGCGCTTGCGTTCGCAAATCAATGTCCGGCGCAGCCCCTTCAAGATTTGGCGTGACGGCGAGATTGTTTAGGTAGATGCGCTGACGCTCGCCCGTGCTGACATTGCCAGCAAAGCCTTCCATCGTGTAACTTGCTGGAAGCCACGTTGCGGTTGTCGCCGCCGTTACGTTGATAACGTGCGTGTCGCCGTTCGCGGTGGATAAAAACTCGATGGCTTGACCGTTGCCGCGAAGTTCGTAGGTGAGTTGCCAGCCTTGTGACGCTGGATAATTGCCTAGCGACCGCTGCCAAGACAGCGTATCACCTGCCGCAATTTGAATCGGCTCGTAGTTTTTAATTGGAACTGACAATGCTATTTGATTTGCAATCTCGGCTTTGCCAGCCGATTAAGTCAAACCATCGCGCGACGGCGAAAGTTAAACCTGCTCTTCTCTTTTAAGCAAAAGTCAATTTACAGCCAACCCTTGCGACTTCCAACAAATCCGCCGACGCGAACACGCGGGGCGGGTTTGGCAATTGGTTTTGGCGCGGGCGTAACCGGAGCGGATTTCTCAACTGGCTTCAAAACGTATTCAGTCTTCTCTTGAGCAATCGGAGCAACCGTGTTTTGCGGAATCACCGCTGCGCGAACTTTCGCAATGTTCGGTTTCAAGATGTCATACGCCGCGAGATTATACACGCGCAAGTCCAAAGATTCGTTGCGCTCAAAAGTTTTGACCCAGCGGCGACGGACTTGCCCCTTCTCCATGAATGTTTGCAGCTTTTCAGAACATAGCTGCTTGAAATACGATTCGGTGTAGCCGCGCGCCTTCGGGAAGTGGCAAAACCGCGCTCCGGGGTCTTCAATCTTCAACCGCGAAAAAATTGCGTCCTTCGCGGTGTCTGTTCCGATGTTGTAAAGCCAAATGCCGTAAAATTTATTCTTGTTGGCCTGAACTAGCGGCGAATGCGGCGTTGAACTACCCTTGACGGCGTAAAATCGGCGAGCAAAGTTGCGCTTGCAAAAGCGATAAACCGCCTTTGTCTTGTGTCCACTATCGAAGGCCGCGCACGTCACGCCGATTTCAACGCCGGTCGGATGCGTGAATTTCTTGGATAGATAATCTTCAACCTGCTTTTGCACGTCCGGCAAATCGAAGTCGCCGTAGATGACGTGTTTTTCGATGCCCCATGTTTCCTCTTCGTCACCCCAACCAAGAATCTCCAATTCAACGCGGTCTTTCTGAATGTCCGCCGCCGCCGTGAGCAAGCAAACTTCTGCGGGTAATTCGCCTTCGTAATCTTCGCAGCGTTCAAGTAATGGACTCCATGCAACTTGCTCCGCAGCCTCTTCCCATGATTCGTTTAGAAAGATGTTCGTCCAGACGCGCAGGGTTTCTTTGCCGCCTTTTTTCGCGGTGAGAAAGTTTTCTGCGAACTGGTGGAGATAGGATTTGAACGCCCGCTTTTTGCCGATGGTTTGATACAGCCCTGAAAGCAAACGCCCGCGAATTCCGTTAAACGCAGCGGTCGCGCGCCACTCGGCGCGAAATCCGTTGACCGCAGGATTTTCAGGATGCCCGCTGGCAATCGCCGCAAGCCTTTGTTGGTCGCTCCATTCACTTCCGCATTTTTCGCATTCATAAATTGTTTTTGACGTGTCCGAAACCTCGCTGCCGTCCAATTGCTTGAATGTCCATTTGACGTTAGACCATTTCAAAACCTGAAAATGTCCGCAAGCATGGCAAGGCAGGAAATACATTTGCTTGTCGCTCCGCTCGATAATCTCTTCAATGCGTGACGCGCCCTTGCTGGTGACGGTTGACGACTTTAGCCTTACAGCATCGTGAAAAGTAATTGTTGCGCGGTCACCTAGCGCGCATGGGTCGCCTTCCGCCGTTGTTTCGTAAGCGTCAATTTCGTCTTGGATGGAAATTTTCTTTGAGCGTTGCCGAAAGCCTGACGGCGAATTTGCGCCAAGCGCGGTCAAGTTGCCGCCAGCAAACTTTCGATTCATCGTCGTGCTTTCCGAATCTTTCGCGCGCGGCTCTATCAACTTGCCTTTTAGTCGTGGCGTCTCTTTTGTCGAGGGAACAAATTTTTCCCGCATGAAACTTTTGGCCGAATCGAGCGTTGGATAAACAACCTGCATCGCGCAAGGCGCGTGGTCAACGTGGTAGCCGAGAATGATGCAAATGGAAAGCGTTTTGCCAAGCTGGGATGAGATTTGCCACGCGATTTCAGAGCAAGCTGGGTCTAGTGGGTCGTTCAGCATATCCCTCTGAAATGGCATCCGTGAGCATTTGTATTTTCCGGCTTCGGCGTTACCCTCGGACGGCAGATAAAAATACTTGTCTGCCCATTCGGAAATAAGCAAATGCTCTGGCGGTTCAATAATCCGCGCCAGTTCGCGCAATGCTTTTGGCAGTCCGGTCATGTTAAAATTGTGCGGCTATCGTGCCAGCAACGCCGGATTTTTACCGGAGGAGATACACCGACGACGCCTCCTAATTATTGCATTCCAATTCAAATCGGTGGCCACTAAATCATTTCAACGCCTCAATTCCTTTTTCGTCGCCTTCATTCAAATTTCGGAAATTCTTCGCCTTCCACCATCTTCAACACTCCGGGTCTGGTTCCGTTAATAAATGACCTAAGTGCTTTTATTGTTAATCCACAAAGATAGGAAGACGGGATTTTTACTTTCGACATTTTTGTTTTTATGATTCTATTTCTTAAATCCGTTGCGGAGCTTTCTTCGGTTGCCTTTCCGTCAAACAGGGCAACAAAAAACTCATCTGTTTTTGTTTTGTCTTTTTGGCGTCCAACGAAATAAACACTGGCCGCAATTGATGTCGGCAATAAATTCATTGATTGCCTTAAAGGTTGAACAAACTGAATGGCCTCAGTAATCAATTTGTAATTTGATTCAGCAAATGAAAGCAGTTCTTCTCTTGTGATTATGTAATCTAAACTTTTTCCATGTGAAAATTTTCTGCCCATTGTTGTTAAAATGCCTTTTTTCATCTCTAAAATCTTAGATGTAACCGACGCCACATCTCTGCTGTTTTCACCGCCAAGCACATCAGCGGCGGTTCGCTTGCATCCACAATCAATCAGCCTGTATAAATCCTCGTCATCGGTCCTCATCAATATAAAGTCGCAAGCTATTCCGCTTTCGGCAACGGCAGTTAGCCTATGCTGCCCATTAGCCAACATGCCTTTGACAAGGACAATAGCGTCACAAGACAGCCTAAACTCTCCTTTTGTAATTTGAGTAATCAGGTTAAAAACCCAACTGTCTCGAATGTTGCGTTGTCCATCTAGCCTGCAAGCCAAAAACTCGCGGGCCATTTTGGGTGTTATCTTTATTATTTCAACTGTTGCTTTCATGGTGTTTTTGTTTTATTTTTTGCTTCTTCACTTGTTCGTCCAAGTAAATTTTAATTCCCGCAAAAATCGCAGTTTTAGGTTATGACTACTGTTTTCATTGGCTTAGTGCCTTTATTCCGGCCTCGTCGCCTTGATCTTCGGCGATGTTCGCGGCGTAGTTTAACTTTTTCCCAAACTCTGAAAGCGCACCCCTGATTTCTTCATCAATGGCCAGCCTTTGCGCTTCGGTCAATCCTAGCTTGCTTTGGACGTTATTGCCGACACGCAAAAATCTTTGCTTAACCGTGACGGCAACCTCTTCCCAAGTCCTAATCACAACCGGAGCAGAAATATCGTCTCCCGCCTCTTGCCGGTCTTTACGTTCCTCGCGCTTGGCTTTCGCAAGGTTTAATCGCTCAACGGCGGGGGTCGTGTTTTCTTTTTTGCGGTTCAGCAAGCCCTGAATCGCGCCCTTAAAATCAATCATTCCATTCTCGCCTTTGGGAATGATTCCGTCCTCGGCCATCTGGTCAACGCGGCGCGGCGTCAACCCGATTAGCTCGGCAAGGTCTTTGCGGTGGATTTTTTCGGGAATGGTCATGCCTTAGCTTTTTT